AATGGGACCCTTATCACCAATGGGACCCATATCACCATTGGGACCCTTATCACCGGTAGGACCAGCCGGACCAGTTGCGCCACCAGTGCTTCCTACTATTTTTACACTTCCAAGCAATAAACCGTTTGAAGTTGATGATTCTAAATTACCTAAAAATAATGACGCCATTATGTATTATTAATATAATCAAACAAAAAAATAATAAAAAATATAAAATAAATTTCATAAAAAGGGATTGCGCTCGTTAATTAGCAATAGTTAATAAAACAATCACAATTAACATTTGCCGAACTTTTAACTCGAATATATTTTATTGCAACTGTTGCTGGTAAATTAAAACCAAAATCACTAGCACCAGTAAGTTCTAATTTATATTGACTATCGTAGTATGTTGCATCGTCATCACTTAATTGAATAGTCAAATCAGTTGAAGCTGATACTTTACCATAGAATGTAATATTATTGCTAGAAAGTTTTAGATTAACAGATGTACTAACACCATTAACACCAGTTAAACTAGCAAAATCAAATATTTTAGAACTACCTTGAATAGTTGTAGGTAAATATGCATTCTTATAAATAACACTAAAATTTAATAATGTTTGATTAGTACTTGTTGGATTTCTAACACTAAAATATATATAAGGTAAATTGAGTGTTAGGTTATATGTAAAATATTCATTAGCAACAGTCTCAAATGTTGTAGTTTGCTCTTGTGTTTTATTTAATGATTGATAAGCAACTATTTCACAAGCTGTATCTGCCAGTAGTGTTATAGTTGCTGTTGGGTATAATGCTTTTTCCCAACGTCCAATATATGCACGTCCAGCATCTAAAGGTGTAATAGAATAATTTAATGTACTTTCCATTTTTAGTATATTATTATTATAAAAGAAATAAAATTTCGCGAACCTGTGGTTTTCTAGCATTCCCTTTTTGTAGCTCTAGCTTTTCAAAGGACATTGAATTAAAATCCAATATCATCATCTTCAAACATTTGTTTCTGTTTTACTTCTTCTTTTTCAATTAAATGAATAGGATGTTTAGTCATTTCTTGCAATTTCTCTTCAACTGGCATCTGCATTTTTTCCATAGCTTTGACAACTTTTTTTACTGCACGTTCTGTTTTAGGTTTTGCTTTAGATTTTTTAGCATTAATACCTAACATACTTAATATTTCATTACTATGCTTCTTAGGCATTTCCTTCTTAGGCATTTCCTTCTTAGGCATTTCCTTCTTAGGCATTCCATCGCTTGAGGAACCTTTTGACTTTTTCCATTGTTCAGCAATATACTTCATCTTTTGAGGTGCAGTCATATCTGCCCCCTTAAGTTTCATCATATGTTCCTTTACAAAATCGGAATATAACATTCTTGATTATATATTATTATATTTAACAGATAAAAAAATTATAAAATTATAAAATTAAATCAATAGTTTAAATGCTGATACAGCACCTTCAGCAATTGAGCTTAACCAATCACTACCGCTACTTTGTTGTTGTTGTAATCTTTCAATTTCTTCCTGTTGTTGTTTTATAATTGGTTCTAGTTCGTCATATGATGTTTGATATCCAGCTTGCCAAATTAATTGATCAGTTGCAGCTTGTTTTTGAGCTATTTCTGCATTTACTTCCATAAATTTTTTACTAACAAATTCAACAGGTACTAGAATATTACTATCTTTTGCTTCATCTAATACATCCATAAATTCATCAGCATCTTTACAATCTAGATAATACTGTGAATTATCGTCTGTGCTACGACTACGAAATACTATTCTAAAATCTTTTTTAGGTACTATTTTAGCTCTAGTAGTCCCATAGCCAGCACGCTCTTCAACATCTACTATTCTATCTGCATATTTCTTATAAAATGGTGATTTTATAAACTGGGAAAGATTGCGATATAGTAAAACTTGGTTAGGATTAGCACTATATTGATTAGGGTGTTGGGCTAGTATCCATGGTATTTCTCTATCCATCATTACACTAGGTTTAATAAATGGTTCACCATACATACCATATAATGATTTTTTAACCTTTTCATTAAATGCATCTTCTTGTGCTTGTAGTTGTTGGCTTAATTTTTCCTGTTCTGTTAGTTCTTTTGGTGCTGGTGTTGGTGCTGGTGCTGGCATGGTTGCATCAATTTCACCCCCCTTTAATTTATCTTTATGTTGTTTCCATAGTTTGCCTATCTGTTTCATACGTTGACCAACTGGTAATTTGGAAGATTTCATTTTAGCCATTTCGGCTTTTACAAATTCCTTGTAATTCATTTTGATATATTAATATATTGAAAGAAAAAATTTGAAAACAGATTATTAGTTAATATAGTTTAAATGTAATTTTGTTTTTTATAAAAAAATACACTAGAAAGGGAGGAATCATGCCATAGTTAGGACTCCACCACGCTTTTTGGCGCCTTTATGAAATACAGCTTTATCCATATAAAGACCAGCGCCATTAATTTCCTTCTTAATGGCTTCTTTGCTAACAGAAGAACCGGATTTCATTAGTGTATCAATTTCACCACTTGTTAATATACCTGTAGAATAAATTACTTGGTCAGGATTAATTACCATAGTTCCATCATATAATGCTATTAAATATAGAACAAATGGAGTGTCTGCTAATGTGCTATTAGCAATAGCACCCATAAGATTCGCATTAACATTTTGATATGAATACTTACTAGAAACGGAAAAATTGACACTGCCGTTCTCACCTGGAAAAACGTCGGTTTCAGATAGACCAAATGCAGTAATAGGATCAATCCACATGAAAGATGAACCATTACGGAAGCTATCGAATGACTGATTACTGCCAGCTTCTCGTGAAAGTTTCCATAGTTCGCCAATTGAGCAATTTGCAAGCAAACCACTACGGTCTCCCAGTGTAATACTTACTGCACCCTGTTCATTTTGAAATGCTAGACAAGCATCAGCATCTGACGATGTTCGATTATTTATATTTTTAGAAACCCAAAAACCAATACGTTTAGGAAGAGAACTAAATCGAAATGTGTTAGATGAGACAGACAAAGCTGTAGTCTGTGCTTTAAGTGATGGAGTAATCACATTTGCTTGTTGATTAAGATTAGCGACTTCATAACTATAGGTAATACTACGGGGAATCGAAACAAGATTTGAATCTACAGTATAATATTCAAGAATAAGGCGAGGGGTTAAAATTTCAAATGCAAGTGTATCATTAAATGATGCTTGCGCACCACCAATACCAGTAGCAGACCCAGCATTCCATACGGGGGCAGAACATACCATATCAGCTAGATTACCGCCAAAATTAAATAGAAGACTCATATTATTAATATTTCCTAATGCAGACTCATTATAATGTAGAGAATTAATTCCAGGAATAATTAGATTTTCACAAATATCATATTCATATGTATAAATACCAGCATTCGTAGCTGGGGCTGGAATAGTAGCCGATACAGCTGTAATACTATTACGAGTGTATCCAAGATGCCCATTTTGACTAAGATTTAGTTCTTGGTCTTTGCTAAGAAAATCAGGTAGGAGTGTAAATTTATCATCAGGACGACAAGGACAATCACCAGCAATACCCATTAGTTGTTCCTTATCTATAAGACGAAGAAGACCAGGAAGAGTTTCGCGAGCATTCCAAGTAGTATTAGCGTTATTTAAAGATAATTGAACAGTGGAACAAATACTTTGTAGAGGAAATGCGCGAAATCCAGAATTTACACCCGTTTGAACGGGTACAGCAGGGTTTGCATTAGTAGCAGTAATAGGAAGAAGAAGCGAATTATAATAAGATGTAGATGGGAAAGTATGATTTACTTGAGCAGTTCCAACAGTTGCGGTAGTGCAAGTAATTTTAACTCTATATCTAAGTTTCATACCACGAGATACAAGGGTTGATGAGAGTGATCCGATACTTACAATATTATTAAATTGTATTTGGTCGGTATAAGTATTACCATCGGGGCTATATTCATATTGCTGTACGGATCGCCCGCAGTAATCTACAGTAGATACATAATCACCAACATTAACCTTGTTAGAAAGGACAAGAGCTAGTTCTTTAGACGACATGATTAAATTAAATGAAAGTTTATAATTATCTTAATCTATATCTAGAAAAAAATTAAAAATAATAATCAAAAATTTTTATATCAAAATTTCTTTATGAATTCCAATTTGACACTAAATGCTTCACCTGGTGGAAGTTGTAAAACATATTGGGTTCCATTACGATAACGATAAAGAATACTCATTTGAATACGACTAATTGTATTTCCACCAGAAGCCATTTGAAAAACTCTAAGCATTGGAGGCTGAAAATAAAGCACCTGTCCAATATTGCCAATTGCAAAATTAGCACCATCAATAGGAACATCAATATCAGATAATACTTGACTAATACTATTATTACCATACCATGAACCAGCAACAAAAAGACTAGCAGATTGAATAAGTATCTTGTCTAGCTGATTGAATTGATACATTGATTTAGCTAGTTGGGTAGTTGATGTTGAATTTGAACGTAGAATTAGTAGATAATAATTTTGGGAAATTTGCACATTCTGGAAATAGCAAAGATTCATTAATGGATTATTAAATAAAATACCATTACCTGTTTGAGTATAATCTGCAGAATAATTTAGTGTTAGAAATCCTGTATAATCTAGAGTTAGAAATGGTGCTTCTGCTAGTGTTCCACCTAGAGCTTTCAATTTATTCCATGCTTCCAAAAATGCAACATTAATGCTATCAACTACAACCTGTAAATTGAAAATGCTAACATTAGGAACGTTAATATCATCTGCAGGTTTAGCAAATAGGCTGAAAGGATTATTTTGCGATAATGTATATTGTAGAACTAGACTAGAATTATAAGCCTTAATTTGATTAGTTGAATATAGACCAACTAGAAACTGTGCAGAAGATTCATTCTTAGCAATAGCTTCAATCTTATTGTTAGTAATAGCAACATTTGCAATTGGTGTTTGATTGCTGATAGTAAAAGTTCGTAATGTACTAGTTATATTAGTATTAGTGTTTTTAACAGTACTTATATAACTATATGTTTGAGGAAATTGTGTCATTTGCAAAAATGTTATATTATTACCACTAAGCACACCAACATATAATAGACTGTCTGCAGAATTAATAGCATAAATCTTATTTGTATTATCACGAGAAACTGCAATAGCTTCAGGGGTTATATTTGTTGTTATTGAATCAAAAGTATATACACCAGTTAGTGATTGTGGAATATATAAGAAGTCATATTTAGGAACATTATATATTTGTTGTATTTGTAAAGGATTATAATTATTCGACTGATAATAAACATTTATTGTATTATCTAGGAAAATATAAGCAAATAGAAGACCATTATCAACATTACAAGTTAAATTTATTACACTTTTTAATTGTGTATCAATAACACCAGTTGTATTTAAAAGATAACCAGCAGTAAATGTTATATATTGTATTGGGTATTGAGTTCCACTGAGAACGTAAGCATAAAATAACTTACCTATTCCATTTGTTGTATCATTTGGATTAAATGCAAGACCTGTTATATTTGAACCTAATAGTGCAAAAGAACTAGTTATAACAGAAGTTATATAATTCCAAACAGTTAATGTGCCACTATGAGCAATGGCTAAGCGAGAACCATCCTGAAATCCTACAACTTTTAAACTCGTATTGTTTAGATATTGTACATTATTATTTACTAATGTTTGATCAACTATACGATAAATAGCGATGTTATAGTTTAGACCTATACAAACTATATTATTATCAACTACACTAATAGACTGAATAGTTCCACCGCATTCAGTGGCATCGAAAACAGTACCGGTTTCCTGAAAAGTTCGAATATTTAGTTCATATACTTTTTGATTTCCTGCAACACCCTTAACAGCATAAACAACCCCATTTTTAGTTGCGAACGATTGTAAAACATTAACTTCAGCTGTATTTATAATATCGCTATTAAAAACATAATTATTTTTAGCATAGTTTTCTAGTCCAATTGTATTAACTATATTAGCACCAGCTAATTCATAATTTAAACCAAAATATCCCAGTGGATAAATACCAACATTACTGACATACATTTCATTAGTGTTATCAACTACAACCATTTTGTTATTTGAAACATTCCAATCATAGGAAATAATACCGTGAACAGAAGGTTTAAAATTAACAGACGTTAGACCCCATTCATTAGATGCAGTAGCACCAAATGGAGTGTTTAGATTATAAAAATATAGATCATCGGTTGTAGAAATACCAGATAATGCATTATTTCTAGCACAAATTGCTTTAAGGCTAGTTGTCGTGTTTATCTCTGTATAATTTGCTGGTGGTGATGTAATAGGCCAAGGAACACTATATAAATTCTCATTAGTTCCAACTGCATAAGCTACACCAGAAGCAATAGCTAACTGACTAGCAATTTGACCAGTAGTAAGGGCAGTATTTGGTGCTGATTCAATACTATATGGTACTTGATTTTTAGTTGCTATTAGTAAATCGTTTAGTTGGTCAATATCAGCAGTCATTAGAATATCTTCACTAGCTAGAACATTACCAGCGACTAGTTGGTCTGCACCTGCAACAGGATAATCAGTTATTGGTATACCTGTACTTGTATAATAACTCAAAATATTTAGATCATGTGCAATGATAATGTTGTTTTCAGTTGCTACTACAAAAATACCATTAATCAAATCAACACCTGCGAAATCTTTTGTAATTGTAAAATTCAATGTTAAAACAACACTATTTAATGCTGTTTGATTATTATAACATATAACAGAAGTTGTTAATTCATCTTCATCCATTAAATAGAAATTGCTTGAACGGTCAATGTAAATCGATTTAATATTAGTGAAACTTTGTTGATATAGTATATTTGGTGTTTCACCAGAATCTATAATAATTAATTCATTAGCAACATCAGCAGAAGTATTAGAACCTGCAATATAGATATTTTCATAATCATCAACTACAAATTCCAATACAAAAGAACATACATTTGATAAATTAATAGTTTTAGTAAGTGTTGTAGTTGTAGATGTATATGAATAACGTTTAATTGAATTACCATCTAGGATATAGTAAAAATTACCAGTAAGAGAGTTAATTTGTTTTACATAAGCACTAGCTTCATTACCACCATTGCGAAGTGTTAGTTCATATTTCTTCAAATCTAAATTCTGAGTAGTTAGTGGAATAGTTCCTAGAGGAACACGACATTTCGCAACGGCAAGCTGATAGTTTTGACTTTCACCATTAGGAATTAGTGGATATAGAAGATTAGTGTCTTGTTCAGCTGGAATATTATCTAAACCAGAGTTATAATTTTCACAGGTGAAATAGATATTATTGACTAAGGCTGTATTACTCATATTTAATTAACTTATTATTATTATAAAAGATTAAAATTTTAAAAAATATAAATTTGTTATTTTCCAAGAATACCTATGTTATGGTCTGCTACATAATAACTAGGAACTGTTTTTTTAATAATAACACCTCTAGTATTTAAATTTAATATTTCTTCTATCTCCTGTTTTGATAGTCCTGTATATGTTTCTAGTAATACTTTACTATCTCTAAAATTTGATGATGCAAATAACACATAGAAAGTACTTTCACGAATTGGGGCTTTACTGAAAGCACCAGCTAATGGATTGTGTGAAACTGTCATTGTTCTAATATTTAAATGTCTTCCACGTTCTAATAATTGATTTTGAACATCAATATACATATCACGAACCTTTTTATTATTGAATGTATTAATATCATCCATTATAACTATAGAAGGTTGTTCTTTAGTTCCTTTTAATGTTTCTATTGTAAATGGTTGTCCAAAATCTTCCTCAAAGGTTTCTAGATGAACTTGAAATATATTTAAATCCTCAAAAGCCTCATCACCTTCTACTGGACTAAATAAATATACTAGTTGGTCTTTTGGAAAATTATTTTTTATCAATTGTGATATGTAAAAACTTTTTCCCGAACCTGATAAACCTGTAATATAACAAAGCCAATGATTTTTAGGCAATATTGGTTGTAGAAATGTTTTACTATCAAAATTCATAAAACGTTTCAAAGAATTATCAACATATTCTAAAGCTTGGTCATACTTGTTATTTAGTTTAGGTTTATTTGTATCAATCTCTGTATAACCTTGTTTATAATAATTAGTTAAAAGTTCAATATCTTTTTTCATTAGATTTGCATCACGTCTAAGAAACTTTTCAAATATTTTAACTTTATTTTCTAGTGTTGTAGTTATTTCTGGTTTTGAATTATAATCGCAATCAGTAATATAAATCGGTTCTTTAGTATTATTAATCATTGCAATCTCTGCGCCATCTTTTAAAGACAAACAATAAGGCATTTTAGAATTTTATTAAAAAATAAAATATTATATTATAATAAATATAGATTTTATTATTATGGCTGAACAATATTTTTCTAATAAAGATAAGGAGATGATGGCTCCTAAAGCTAAAAAACCTACTGCAATGAGAAAAGTTTTTGTATTACCTCGTAAAGGTCAGAAGGAAACTGAAGATGTTGAACGTATGGGTCGTAAGGTAAAACGTGTTATTCAGATTCCAATGAAAGCTAAGGAAGTAATAATGACTAGAGAAAAACGTCTATTATCCAAAGCTGAGAAAGCAATGATGAAAAAAGCAACTAAAAAATTAGAAGGATTAGTAAAGAAACGGACAGAACGTGCAGAAGCTCGTGCTTTTAAACCATTAACACTAGAAGAACAAAATATTAAGAAACAGCTAGAAGAAAGGTTGAAGAAAGGTATGGAAGATGCTAAATCACCTGAACAGAAGAAAATGGAAAAGGAAATGCTACTAGCACTACAAGCACCACCTGTTGAAATGAAAATGATGGCTGTTGAAGCACCAAAAGGAAAAGCTGGTCGTCCTATTAAATCTACACCTGGTAAAGAGTTTATGGGAATGTATGATTTAACACGTGCTGGTGATTCACTTGTAAAATTAAGACAAGAGGCTAAAGAAAAAGGTTTATCATCTAGTGGAACTAAAGAAACACTTATTGATAGATTAAAAGAATATGATTTTAAAAAGATGGAAGAAGAAGAAGCTAGACCAAAAGGACAAAAACAAATAACTTCTTTTTTTATGCCAAAATTACAAAAACAACAAGAACCATTAGTTAGTGAAGAAGAATCAGAAGCTGAATCTATTGTTGATGCTACAGCTGAGATTGTTGCAGATATTACCGGGGCACCTGAAATAAAAGAACAAG